CTCACATACAGATACATGAAAGCACAACTCACACTGCCAAAAACCTGCAAGCTCGAGTCCGTTTGCTGCACTGGGAACGCCGCACGCCCAGCACTACAGAACCCCTTTATCCAAGAGGGGCGCATCATCACCGCCAATAGGAGCGTGATAGCGTCAATCGGGTGCGATGAGGACATAAAAGAGCTTGAGGGTAAGAAAATCCCTGTTGAAGCACTGAAAGCTGCCAGAAAGATTCGCGGGACCGGCCACGATGCAAAGCTAAGCATCGACGATGAGCGTTGCGAGGTCGCCGGAGGAGCATCATTCCCAATGCCGGAAACAAACCCAGCACCACCCAATGTTGCGGCAATCGTGTCCGCACGGCGGGATAGTTCATCAGACGATGCATTTTGCGTCTCTTTGGACGTTAGCCTCCTCATGAAATTGGCTGATGCGCTTGGTTCTAGCGAGTTGAGGCTGGTTTTCGACAGAACAAACCCCAATGCGATGATAACCGCAACGCCCATCACGGGGACTGATGCGTTCGGGATGATTATGCCAATGCGTGGAAATTGAAGCATTCAACCCCCGACCAGATACAGATACATGAGAACAGAACAAGTAACACTGCACGAGTGGGACGGGCTATACACCTTCCGGCTATTCCCGCGCTCAATCCGATACTCAAAGCGCAATGCTCACCACCCATACGGCGTGGAGACGGCGTTTGAGGTTACATTCCTGACACCAAAAGGGACGAAAATACGGGCGTTCTTTCGTGACATCGGCAGCACTCAACATGCGGCTAGAAGCAACGCATTGCGCAATCTCAACGTGTACAAACGGGATTAACACTATGGAACTAACATACAGACGGGACGTTATAGCGTACCAAGTGTTTATCAACGACAATTGGCGCGGTGACTACACCACTGAAAAGGAGGCTTGCAATGCAATGCATAGGCTTGCGTTTGAGCTAGAAATGAGCGGATTACTCTCCAGCATGGAGATACGCAGACTTGTAAAGGAGTACTGGAATCCTAAAAACTAGTATGAGATACAAAATCCAAATGCTAACAGCAGCAGGCTGGGCGGACGTTAAATCCTCAACGGACGGAGGAGAGTACGAAGTGGACATCTACAGCGACATTGACGATGCGCTGGCTGAGGCAGCAGACCTACGTGAGCTAGGCCACACCTGCCTAGTGCAATCCGAATTCGCGCATGCTGAGTGCGATGTTTATGAGTGACGACCCTTACGCCGCACCTGCCTTCTGGCTGTTGCTGGCTCTGTTCCTAGCAATCCGACTGAGCATCTCGATGATGCATGGCTAGTTTTCAAAATTCAAAATTCAAAACTCAAAAACGAAAATTCAAAAACCTCGCACATACATACGCGCCCGCGCACCCACGCACCTGCGCCCCTGCTAGCTCCACCCCCACCCCGCTCCACGGCAGGGAGGCAACAAAGCCTCCCCCGTGGGGTTGGCGTGTTTGGATCATGTGGTGCCGAAGGCCAGGGCTTGGGGTTGCGCGCGATTAGCAGAGAACGGGGTGGATGCAAGGGCGAAAAGGGGGGAGAAAACTTTTTTACTTTTTTGCTTAAGCTCACACCGAATCCCACCGATTAACAGAGCATGGAAGCAAACTTGTTCCTCTTGTTGGCAACCGTGGATGCGGTTGGGTGTGCATGCTGTGCTGGAACCCTTTGGGCTTTGCCGTGGGGTGTCCTTTGCGTTGTATGCTATGGCATGGGGCTGAGTAAAGCTTTCGGCGGTAAATAATAAACAAATAACATACAGACAATGAAAACAAAAGAAGCATTAGTACAGGCACTCAGGAAGTTTGTGTCACAACGCAGCGGGATTGAATGGGGTAATTACGGAGGAAGCCGAGAGGCATTTATGGGAGATTATAGGACGATTTTGCGCGACGGACGCGATGCACGGGAGATGCTGCGGAACATAGAACTGCGGGACTCAATCACGGGGGCCATGCTTGAACAATCACTGACAGGACGGCTGAGCTATCGCGGCGGTGAGATTGAGTATGTCACAGGACAATATTTTCCAACGGAGTATCGGGCGGCGGTTTGCCGTGCTTTGGCTGAGTGCCTGTGGCATTGGCTACGCTACGGAGGCGGGACGCTGGACACTAGCGCGGACGGTATACGCAAGGCAGCGGTGTGGTGCTTTGGCCGTGGGATTGCGAAGCGTTGGTTCAACTAAGGAGGATAACACTATGAGGCCACAATTAATGGTTTCGCTGTTGGCAACGTTTGAGGGGATTAATCCAACGGACTGGTACCCTTGCGAGTCGTATATTCGGGAGATGGTGCCAAAGCCTCAACATGGCCTAAGTCACACTGAGGAGGAAGTGTACGAAAGTGAATACGATGATGGACTCTGGGAGCGATTTAACATTGCGCCGGAAGACGAGGAAGAACGCATCGAAGCTGAGGAGAAGCTAGAAGCGGAAGGAAAATGGAAGCCGTGGGACGAGCTGAGGCGGGTACAGGTTGAGGGGATAGTGCCGCTGGATGATGCGTTGGATTATCTGGAGCACATTGGAGCAATCTTCGAGGATTGCCAAACCATGGGGACACTTGGCGGGCCGTTGGGGATTGGGATTGTTCCGGACATGGCATCCCGGACAGAGAGCCAATTGGTTGTCTCATCAATCCGCATTACTCCATTTTGGTGCGACAATGGCGAATGGTCACCGCTTTCTGAAGCTAGTTGGGAGCGGTTGCGGGAACTGTTCAGGCGACATGATTTGTGGACGCTGCGAAAGATGGCGAATAACAGAGTGGAGGCGGAAGCGTGAGGGATGACGAAGGTGGCGACTTGCTGGGCACTGTGCTGGCTGTGCTGGCGATTGGTGCGTGCATGCTGGTCAGGGGATGCGTGAAGGTGGCGAGTATGGGGTAAGGTATAGGCTAGGCTAAGATTCTTTGGTGATGCGTTAGAGCGTCGAAGCAGAGACCGAAGGTGCATGAGCCTCAGAGGTGATTCCTCTGGGGCTTTTTCGTGCCCTCGTTTGTCCGGTTTCCGCACCAAATCACCGGAAACGTGTCCAATTCCTGACGCAATACAATGACGCAACATGGATACATGCCAGCGTACGCAGCAACGGAGCTGCACTAGCAGAGCAACGCAGCAAGCTCGAATTCAGATAGGGGGGGAGGGGGTCGAGTCCAGGCCAGCCGAGAGAGCTGCGACGCATCCCCACCCATACAAAATTTTCGCCAAACGCGGGCCATCGCTCCGTGCAGCACATTGAAAGGAAACTGCCATTTCCTTTCAATAGGGTGCTGTCATAGCAAGGTTGCTTTCATTTGGCCGCATGTGCTAGCGTAGCCGCATATATGGCTACATACATCAATCGGAAGCAAGCGATGCAGCAGTTTGGCGTGGATGTCCGCAAGCACAAGTGGACGAGCGAGCAGGTGCAGGAGCGCAAGAAGGGCACTGGCATGGAGAAGTGGTATGACGAGGAAGCAGTGCGTGCAGTGGCAATGGCGAAGCCAGTGGCAGTGCCCGTGGCAGCGAAGCCTGTGGAGTTGGCCGAGGTGGCTGCGGAGATCCTTGCGTTGCCGATGATGGAGCAGGCTGATGCAACCGAGGTGGCTGAGGAGACTGGTGATTATGTGGAGGTGAAGATTGCGAAGAAGGCGATGAACTACCGTTTTGTGATTGGGACGAAGGGCGAGGTGGTGCGTGTGCAGGATAGTGCTAGGGTGAAGGTGGGTATGCTGCTATTGGCGAAGAAGAATGCGCGTGGTCAGTTTGACACCAAGGAGGTGGTGCGATGAACGCTGTGGGCGATATGGCCGAGAAGCTGGGCCTAAAGACGAAGCAGGGGCGGGAGCTACTTTACGCAGCCGTGGAGCTTGTGAAGCTGATGGATCGAAAGCAGCAGGATTATGGCCCACGGAACATTGACGAGTTTGGGATATTGGGCGTTGTGGTGCGAATGAACGACAAGATGGAGCGCATCAAGAATCTGCTTCGGAAGGATAAGCAAGCGGCATGTGAGGCGTATATGGACTCGTTCAAGGACATGGCTGGCTATGCACTCATTGGAGTGCTGCTTGAAGAGAAGAAGTGGAGTTGAAGGATGGATAAGGACATAGCTATCCCTTTGCTATGTGCTTTGTATGTGGCTTACTTCATCCTACGGAGATGAGGTGAGCTTAAGGGGCGAAGTCGGGTTCTTGCGATCAGCAAGAAGCAGACGCAGCATGGAAGTGATGGAAGTGGGAGGTGATGGAGGTGATGGAGGTGGAAAGTGGAAGCAGGGAGAGGTGAACTTCGCGGACGCTGCTCGCTTCGCTCACCCGCACTCCGCTGCGCGTATCTTGCTTATGCCTCCGCCCATTCGGGCTTCGAGCATAACCAAGCTACTTGCTAGTGTATCTATTCTCTTGCGAAGCAACCACATCCAGAGCGGGAGCGATGGAGATGAGTGAGCAGAATAAGCCCCTTCCCGTAAAGAAGGAGCTTTATCATGCTTAGAAACAACGACATCCGTCGCGATCGCGTATCGAATCGTTTCGCATTTTTGCCGTGGCACGAGCGAGGGTTTACCCATCAATGTACTCTAGTCTACTCTAGCGGACTCCACGGAAAGCAGTGCTTATGAGGCACTTCTATTAAGAGTGTGGGGCAAACCCACTCTCCCTCCCTTAGCCGGTATGACGATTTTACTCGTAGCATGACGGTTACGCTGGTTCTATTTGAACCGAAGCCAAGATATGCAAGAGATAGACAAAGAGCAAGAGGAAAAGTTGGTGGAGCAGATACTCCGGCTCAAGCAAGAGCCGCATCCGATTATCCCCACGTTGAGCGTGGATGAGCGCAAGCGGATGATTGGGAATGTGGGCGCGTTTCGGACAATCGAGCTGCTTGAGATGCGGGAGAACAGAATCCGCGCAGAGCAGTCTGACCCGATACGCTACGGCACAGAGTTCGATTCATGGGCAGACTCAGACAAGCTGCTCTCCGAATACAACGAGATGATTATTTTGGGCGGAAATAGGGCAGGCAAGACGGAGTATGCTGCAAAAAGGGCCGCGCAGATGTTTGTTGGCGCAGACTTGGGCGGCATGCCCGACTGGATCAAGGAACGTATCGAGAAGCGCAATCTGCGGATATGGATGCTCCACACGAGCCATTTCACCTCCGTGTCAGCGCAGCAGAACGTCTTCTACAAGTATTTGCCCAAGGAGCTAAAGAACCTCAAGAAGAGCGTTCACACCCAGATTGGCTACAGCCAGAAGAACGGGTTTACGGACAACACTGCCGTGTACATGGGAAATCAGGTGTGGTTTATGAACTACTTCCAGGACATCAAGGTGATTGAAGGGGGTGAAGTGGACTTCATCTGGTGCGACGAGCTTGTGCCGCAGGATTGGCTGGAGACATTGAGATACCGTTTAGTGACAAGGAACGGCAAGATGCTCATCACGTTCACCCCTGTCGAGGGCTACACGTCCGTTGTGAAGGAGTACGTCAACTCAGCCAAGATTACGCACTGGAAAGAGTCCGACTTGCTCCCGAATAGCAACGTCATCGGTGTTCCAGCGGGGCACATGCCGTACATGGCCAAGAACGTGTTCGGGAAACACGCCTGCATTTGGTATCATTCGAGGGACAACCCCTACAACAACTGGAGCCGGATGAAGGAGACGCTCCGAGGGAAAACAACGAACGAGATTAAGATTCGCGCCTACGGCTGGGCTGAAGCAACAGCAGGAAGCCAGTTCCCTCTGTTCAATGACCACAACATCTTTAGCAGGGATCCAAGAGAGATTGAAGGCACGAACTACATGGTGGTTGACCCAGCAGGCGCACGAAACTGGTTCATGCTCTGGGTGAGAGTGGACAAGAACGGAGTGCTCTGGGTGTACAGAGAGTGGCCTGACCAAAGCTACGGCGAGTGGGCGTTGCCGTGCGAGAAGCCAGACGGAAAACCTGGGCCAGCACAGCGCAGTTCAGCAGGCAGAGGCGTGGACGAGTACAGTCTGCTTATCCAGACGCTGGAGATTAACGACAAGGATAAAGAAGAGATAGCAGAGCGATATATCGACCCAAGAAGTGCTGGAACAGCAGCTATGACCAAGGAAGGCGGAGTTACGCTGCTTGATATGCTCGCAGACGCTGAGATACCGACATACTTTATCCCAGCAGCTTCAGCCAATGTGGATGAGCGTGTGCTCATCATTAACGACCTGCTGTGCTACGATAGGGAAAAACCCCTAGAAGAAGGGGTGAACCATCCGAGGCTTATGGTGCATGAGACGTGTCAGAACCTGATTTACTCGCTTCGGGAGTGGACAGGCGCAGACGGGCAAAAAGGAGCTAGTAAAGACCCTATTGACGCACTAGGATATTTGGTAATGATGAACCCGCAGCATTCGGATGCGACGGATGAGCTTATGAAGGCGGGACAAAAATTTGCAGGAGCGTACTAATGACTTACGACAAAGATCCACTAGCAGTTGCAGGAGCAACGCCCGATATTGGCGACCTTCTGGACGAGTATAACCGCTCCATGGTGAACTCAAGCCAAGGCAACTTAGCGACCAAGTTTGATAACATCCGTTTTTGCAGGTGGTCTGGACAGACAGATGACGGCAAGAAATGGAGCAAATGGCGTGAAGAAGGCAATCCAGCGTGGCCTTTCGAGGGCGCAAGCGATGTTAGGCTCCGGCTTGTGGACAGCACCTGCAACGAGCTATCTGCCCTGCTAGTTACAGCTTACCAAAGAGCCGACATCAACACGCAAGCTGCAAACCTGCAAGACCTCCCGCTATCGACGATTGCGAACAGCCTAATGAACTGGGTTCGTGATAATAAGATGGCGAACGAGCTTCGCAAAGAAGCAGAGCTAGCAGCGCAGTACGCTCTTCAATACGGCTGGACAGCATTCTACGTTGGCTGGGAACAGCACATCAGTAAGCGGCCGCAGTCCATTTCCATAGAACAAATCATGGGGCTAGCGCAGCAAGCAGGCAGCGAGCAGTTAGCGCAGCTTCCCATGCTGATTGTGGAACAACCCGACGTAGCAGCGTCCATCGTGCAAGCTGCCCTGGGGATTGACCTCTCCGAATGCAAGCGCATGGTTAAGGAACTAGCTGAAACAGGCGAAACCTCATACGACGAAGAGTACGTCTCTCGCAACTTGCCAACTGTGCAAGCTCTCAAGCCTTGGGACGAAATCATCTTCCCGCCTGAGACAGCAGATTTGCAAAGGAGCAGGGTCATCTTCCGCAGAACGTGGATGAGCGAAGTGGAACTGCGCGAGAAAATCACCACAGACGGTTGGGATCCCAACTGGGTTGAGAGAGCACTCCAGCAGATTGGCAAGAGCAGCACGCTTTACAACATCAACCTGCTCCCCACGACGACGATGCTCGTCTACAACGGGGTCAACTACAACAACATGGTTGAGGTGGTGTATGCGTACCAGAAGAGCCTGGACGGCAAGGCTCCCTGCATTTACTACACCGTGTTCTGTCCGCAGGCGGCAAGCAACAGGCGCGAAGATGACGCAAGCTGGGCTATCTACGAGAAGCTGGACTACGCGCATGGCGAGTATCCCTTTGTGGAGTTCCGTAGAGAACAGCTCCGCAGAGCGATTGCAGATAGTCGCGGGATTCCTGAGTTGGCGATGACTGATCAGGACGAGATTAAGGCGCAGCACGACTCTATCCGCGACTACACAGCGTTCGCAACACTGCCGCCAATCAAGGTGGTCAAGCGCATCGGCGCAATCAACAAGGTGGGCCCAGGGGTGCAGCTTCCTGTGACGCAGCGGGACGATTACACATGGATGGAGCCTCCGGCACGGGAGCCAAGCACAGCGTTCAACCTCATCAAGTCGGTGGAGATGCGGCACTGCGCGTACTTTGGAGTCTCGCATGAGCTTGTGAATCCGGTGAGAACGCAAACGCTCCAGCAGTTGCTCGTGAACAACTGGCTTATGAGTTGGAGAGGCGTGTTCCGGCAGGTGTTTGCTCTGTGCTCACAGTTCCTCTCACCAGAAGAGATTGCAGCGATTACTGGAGGCTTCCAGATTCCGCAGAACTTGTCGGCCATCCACAACGAGTTCGACATCAACATCCGCTTTGATGTCAAGGACATGAACCCTGACTACATCGACAAGAAGATTCAGTTCTTGCAGACGATTAGCCAGATGGATGCTGGCGGAGCTATCGATAAGAACGCCTTAACCCGCATGATGCTGCAAGCTGTGGCTCCAGAGGTGGCGAACCAGCTTATCGTGAACCAAGCGCAAGCAAGCCAGCAGATGTACAAGGACGTGCAGAGCGATATTGCTAACATGCTGCTAGGCAATGAGGCCATTTACTCTGAGAACGATCCAGCCGCACAGACCAAGATGCAGTTCGTGCAGGACATCATGTCAAAGAACCCGAAAGCGCAAGCGGCATTGCAGCAGGACGAGAACTTCAAGGCTCTGTTTGAGAACTATGTGAAGAACATCCAGATGAGCCTCATGCAACAGCAGAACGCTCAGATTGGGAGATTGGGAGTGAACCAAGTAAACCGCCCTGCGTAATGCCAAAGCCTGCTCGTAAGCCTGAGAAAAGTAATACGCAGCCTGCTCCTGTTCCAAAGGAAGACTTCTTAAACAGGGTTACGCAGGCAGTAGAGCAAACACGGCAAGCGTACCTAGAGAACAAAACAACGACAGAAGACCCGTATGGACTGCCACTAGAACTCAGGAGAGGGGGTTCCGTTTCGCCGCTGGAGCTTGCTCAGAGATACTACGGCTCCGCTCTAGAAGAGCAGATGGCAGCAGCACGGCAGTATGCGTTGGAGGCACAGCAGAAACACGAGACAAGCCCAGAGGATTATCCGTTCGTTGTTCCACAGGAATACTACAATGCAATGTCGCAGCAAGTGCCAGTCCGTTTCGTAGGGCCAGGGATAGTTGCGCACTACGATCCAGAAACCAATGTAGCAGCGATACCAGTGCTAACTGACTACATCACTCAGCAAAGCGGAGGGTATCTGGAAGAATCAGAAAGAGAGCAGCACGCAAGAGCCAATGACCTAATTGACCAAGAAATGAACATGCGTTCAATTGTAGAAAACCTGCCAGAGAGATATGCAGGGACAATTGAACACGAAGTAATGCACTCCGTTGCTCCGTTCAAAATGGAGACAGGCAAAATCTCCTCAAGGGACGCAGGCTACATGGGAGATGAAGGACACCTTGCATTGGGGCTTACGAAGATTCAAAGAGAGTACTACAGAAACATGGGCGAGCGGCTAGACCCGCAGAAATTCAATGACCTGGTGAGGAATCTTGCTAGCATGGAGAATCCAGAGGAGGCGATGAGCGAGTATTCCACAGAGGCAAAAAGGGCACTCAGGACGCAAATCAAGAACGCCAAGCCTATCCTGGAGTACAAGCGGAATCTGGAGGAGTACAACAGCAAGCTAAATGAGTATGAGCAGCTTCCAAAATGGAAGCAGTTTTTACAGGGCAGACCGTACCGCTCACCTAGCAAGCTCTCAGTTCCAACACGAAACATGCTTTTCCTCAACCAGAGCGCAAACCTTATCCCTGCGCTAGTTAGCACAGGCACAAACCAAAATACAACAGCATGACCGAAGAACAAGCACTAGCATTCAGCTTCACTGGCGAGAACAAGCTATGGGACAATATTTTGGCTGTAGTTGACTCATACATTGAGCGTGAAGTCTTTTCTGCAATCGACAGAAACACCACCGGAGAAGCCAGAACACACGCTGCTGGAAGAGCGGATGGGGCTAATGGTCTCAAGGAAACTTTGCTATGGTTTAGAGAGGAAGCCCTTAAAAAAAGAGGGTTGACAGATACAGATTTGACCGCATAGTGCGGTTAATTGCCTGCTAGTCTGGGCAACAACAAACAGACTTGGTTAATGATAGCGGTTCTTGCACCGCAATAAAACAGCATGCCACAAGATGAAACACAACCTGTGTCGCAGTCACAGGGGGAAGAAAGTTCTGCGGAACAAGTCGGTTTGCTCGATGAGTATTCGCTTAGCGCGATGATCAAAGACACGTTCCTATCCGACGAGGGACAAGCAAAAGCTCCCGCTCAAGAGGAGCAATCGGCAGAGGAGGAGGAAGAGCCGCAGGCTGAAGAAGCCGAAGCTGAAGAATCCGAATCTGAAACGCAGGAAGAATCGGAAGAAGAATCCGAAGAATCCAGCGACGATGTGTCCAAGGGCGTTCAAAAGCGAATCAACAAGTTAGTTGCCGCCAAGAAAGCTGCCCTTGCTGAAGCGCAAGCCTACAAGGAGAAACTCACGGAGCTTGAGAGCAAGCTCAATGAGACTCCAGTCCAAGTCGCAAAGCAGGAGAATATCTCTGATGCAGTTGCCAAGCTCACGAGCGTTGAGCAGGTGGATGCAGAGTGGAGAAAAGCTACTGAGGTGCTGATGTGGTGTGAGGAGAATCCAGATGGCGGCGTTATTCAGATGCCTAATGGCGAAGAAGCTGATGTGGATGAATCCCAAGTGCGGCAAATGAAGAAACTTGCGCTTCGGCGCAGGGAACTGGAGTTGCCAGCACGAAGACAATATCTGCTAGTTGAGCGAGAAGCTGAGGCTCAGACGGTGAAGGAGTTCCCATGGTGGAAAGACCCTTCTACGAAAGAGTATCAGACCGCACAGCAGGTGTTGAGGGACTTCCCAGAGATTCGGGCCAAAAGAGCAGACTACAAACACATCGCGGGGATTGTTGTTCTGGGACTCCAAGCATACCAAAACATGCATGGGAAACAGGCAGCAGCACCCAAGCCTATCAAGCGAGCACCAAGCCAACCCGCAATCAAGGCTGCGCCTGTGGTTAAGGACAATGGTAAAAAGGTGTTTGATAGCTTCGCTAGAAACAACGGTGATTCAAAGCTGTTTTCTGACCTGCTCAAAGCCAAAGGTTTCGTAGATTAACAACTCAATACTATGCCTCTATTAACTGAACCCAACCTCTCCGGTCGCGGTAAACGCGAAGACCTCATGGACATGATTGCCTTGGTGGATGCCAAGGACACGCCATTTACTTCAATGGCGCGTAAAGGCTCCAAGCCTGGCAACATGTACTTCCGCTGGCAAGCTGATCAGAACCCTGGCCCCACCATTGGTGGTGTTGTTGACGGGACTGACGTTAGCTCCTACAGCAACTATGTTGTTGGCTACCGCAAGGAACTCGCCAACTACGCTCAAGTGTTCCGGCAAACCGTTCGTGTGTCCAAGCTCACGCAGGACATCGCAGACGTTGCAGGGATTCGCGACGAGTTGAGCGACAACATCGCCAAGGCCATTATCGCCATCAAGCGTTCGATGGAAGCGACGTTCACGTCCGACCAGCTTGGTCAGGCAGACAACGGCACAGTTCCCTACCTCACTGCTGGTATCCAAGCATGGATCGGCGGCGACAACATCGGCACTGGGCTGAATATCGGCTCTGGCACGACTTCGCCTTCGTTCATCACGCCTGCCAACTCGATTGCGTCTGGAGCGAATGCATCCGCATTGACCGACGCAACCGTGCAAGGCTTGCTTAAGTCAATCTACGACCAGACGGGCAAGTACAAGTCCTTTGATGCAATCGTTGGGACCGACCTCAAGCGTGCGTTCACCGCATTGCTTGGCACGACGGCATTGACCACGACGACTACGGCAGCGGTAACCGGAGCAGGCGCAACGAAGGTGCAGACCTTCCAGCGCGATGCTGCTGCGGATACGTTCATCCAATCCGTGGACGTGTTCCAGGGCGACTTCGGCACGGTGCGCCTGCATCCAACGACGTTCATGGGAACCGTGACCAGCTCGGGATCAAACACCACGACCTACACGCCCCGTTCTGCATACGGCTTAGTGTTGGACATGGACCTCGTAGAGGTGCGCTACGGCGGGAACGTCGCTCAAGTAACCGCGCTGCCAGATAATGGCGGCGGCCCTGCTCGCCTCATTGAGGCAGTTGCTGGACTTGTTGTCGGAAACCCATTGGGCTTCGGCAAGTTCACCTACACAGCAGCTTAATGACAGCTTCCGCGACACCTGCGTAGACGCAACTACAATTGCTCTAAAAGTGGCGTGACACTCTGGAGAGACAGAGACGATAACACGCGACACCTGCCATCCTAATTTCGGGATGCGTGGACTGGAGAATCCGGTCGAAAGAGTGGTGCGACACCTCGGAGAGACGGGGACTACATTTTCTATGATATACATCCCAGAAGAATTCCACGCCAGAGCCAAGTCCATCATGGATGAGAAGTGGCAGCAGTCACGCATTGATGCCAAGAAGGCAGCCAATGAAATTGCAAAGCTCAACAAGCAAGACCACAAAAGTGTCGAAGGTCTGGGGGAACTCACTGCCCGTATACCTGGAGTGGCATATCACTTCTGGGGACAGAAACTTGGATACGATTGTTGGAAAGATCAGGAGTTCTTAAGAGAGTTTCTGCGTGACAATCCAGAATGCAAAGTGAATAGTAAAGGCACGAAATTGCAGGTAGGCTACGGAAGCTGATGAAAACTGTTCCATATAGCGATATTCTCAATGCCACCTTGCAACTCGCAGGGATTGACAGGGCAAGCCTAAGCAAGAAGACCTTCAACACTTTTAGGGACTTCTTTTCTAAGCGTATCGCTGAAATCTGGAACAAAGAGCGGTGGCCTGACTTCGTGCAGTATGTCACCAGATATCCTGGGATGCAGCTGTATCGAATCGACTACACGCCGCTTGGCGGGAATCTGAACTTATACTTCTGCAAAGACCCATCCTCGGAGTACTACGAAGAGACCAACTTCGACTTGTATCCGTACAGCAATGGCGGAACAATCACCATTCAACTTCCGCAAGGAACCTTAACAACAACGCCAACATCAGCAGCGATATCGGCCACAGCAACCATATCATCTGTTGCAGACTTCACTGATCCAACAGGTGTTGAAACAACTTTAGTGCAGTGCTCGGCGTCAAGCCTCAATGGCACCTCTGCGACAACTGAAACGGTTTACGTCACATATCCTAGGTTTCAAGCGTATCCGTTCAACAACTACATCGGGTCCTGCGTTTTGACAAAGAACGGCACGGACGGAGCGGAGGTGATTCCAATCTACAGGACTAAGTTGCCAGCAAACGCAGACACCGTGCAAGGCGTCTACAACCGTGACCCTAGGACAACCACCAAGACGCAAGAGGTGGCCTGGATTCAAGAGGACAGCGGAATCTCCTCTGGATACGTCGAGGCCTCAGAGCAGAAATACATCATCACCCGCACAGCAGACCAGATCTGCATCGAGTACAGCATCGAGAACCCAGTGGTGTGGGGAGATGTCTACAGCAGCACGACATCGTACTTGGCTGGAGCGCAGTTCTTCTACTACCGATATCATCCCCCAGAAGACAACCATCTGAATCCTGCGAACGACCGGAAGATGAAGGGAGACTTCTATTCTCCAGTTTCCCTATTAAATGCAGGGGAAAGCCCATTCACGCTCCCAGGCAGCTACAGAATCATCCCAATCCCAGACCTGTTCAAAGATTTCCTCATCAACGCCATGCACGCAGACTGGCTCAAGTCTGAAGGACAATTTGAGATAGCAATGGCAGCGGAACAGCTTGCCGAGAAGGGAACGCAGGACGCAATTGACAAGGTTCTTCGCCAAGAGGGACAGGTGCAGAGAATGAACATGCAATACACTTACTGACATGGCCGATACAAAGATCTCCAGCCTGCCACAGGCAGCAACTATTGCAGCAGCGGATGAGTTCGTGCTAAACCAGAGCGGAACAACAAAAAGAGCACAACGCAGTCTTCTCAACACTATCTCAGAGGTATCGTCCAGCGAAGTGTTCACTGTCTCAAACACGGGAACAGGAGGGGCTGCAAGGATTTCTGCAAGCGGAACAGACCCAGCACTTCGGATCATCCAAACAGGAGCAGGACCAGCACTCTTCGTTGAGGACAACGACCAAAATCCAGATGCTACCCCGCTCCTAGTCAATCAAGACGGAAAGCTCCTTGTAGGGAAAACAACAACAAGAATATACAATTCAACGACACCTTCCATCCAAGTTGAAGGAACATTGCTTGGGACAAGTTCAATAGGGCTCACCTGCAACACTACATCAGCGGGAAGCTCTGGAACTTTATATCTATCAAGGAGCAGAGGAACTGCGGTTGGCAGCCCAACCATTGTGCAGGATGGAGATGTAATTGGAAACATATCATTTCAAGGAACAGACGGAGTAGAAACAATTCAAGGAGCAACAATACAGGCGTATGTAGACGGAACCCCAGGGGTTGGCGACTTGCCTACAGCTATTTCAATAGCCACAAGAGATGCCAGTTCCGCCTCGCCTGCACCACGCATCGCTGTCCGTGCAAGTGGAGTAACGGAGTTCAAGGAGAACATCCAGCTTGATATAAGCAAGGGGATTCAATTCGGATCCAACGCAACACTGCAAACAACTCCGTATGCTCCATTAACAGGCACCGTCGCAACAACAGCGATAAGCATTGCCATTGGAGCACAGAAGGCGTACACCGTAACCGTTTCTGGAGCAGTTCTTGGAGATATCGCCACAGCATCATGTAGTTTTTCTCTTGGAACAACGGATGCAACAGCAGTGCAAATCACCGCAGCAGTAACCGCCGCAAACCAAGTAACAGTGTTGCTGTGCAACCAAAGCACAACCGCTTTCTCTGTCCCTGTTGGAACAATCAAGGCGCGGGTTATCAAGTAAAATGGCCAAGCTCATCACCAAATTCATCCGCAAGCGCAACGCTAATACAGCATTGCCACAAAACAAGCTGTCAGCTAGGGTGCAAGTGACGTCAGCAGCGCAGACGTTCATGTTCAAAAAGACCGTCCCACCTGCAATTGCATTTACCTATCTACAGCCAGACGGAAACGACTACTTTCAGCCTGACGGCACATCACGCTACCTGCAACCGTAAAGAATATGCCAGATTACACAGTCACACCAAACATCGATACGCTGCTAAGGTCTGCGGACAATGCAGCCGCAAGGACTAATCTTGGAGCGCAAGCCGCGCTCACAACAGCATCTCCACTGGCATTGAACAAAGGCGGAACTGGAGCAATTACTTCCAGCGCGGCTCTAGCGGCATTGCTGCCAACACAGGCAAGCAACAACGGAAAATTTCTTTCAACAGATGGGTCAAATGCTTTATGGGCAAAAACACTGACGTTTGCTCAGACCAAAACAGTTGGCGTTGACGCTGCAACCATCCAAGGATGCATCGATCTCGTGACCGGTGCGACGGGACTCAACCAGACGCAGATCCTGATTCCGCCGGGCGTCTACGCCGAGAACTTGACGCTCAAACCATGCGTCTCTCTGGCCTCGACCGGAGGCAACAACGGGCAGGGATCCGTCGTGAGGATCAACGGCTATCACACATGCCAAGGGTCCGCGACCGCTGGGGATTCCATCCTCGAACTCAACGGTTTACGCTTCGACACCAACACCACCAACCCAGTCCTCACGCTGACGGCCAACGGTTCGACTCCGTTTTTGGTCCACATGCAGGACTGCATGGTTGGCAACTC